TACAGCTAAACTGAATTCTGTTATAAGAGCCGGTGAAGTTGTCACAGGTATGCCGCTAACTGAAGGAATCTTACGTGCAGTATTTTCTAACTGAACAAGTGACCGTAATATCGTACGTGCAAGTGCTGTACCTACCAAAGCACGTGGATCAGTTCCGGCTGCAGCTTCAGATGCTACACGTTGCCGCATATTCCGATTAAACCGTTGACCCAATAATGTACTACCTGCACCCTGTTCCCGCAAATTATCTATTACTTTAACTGTGTCTTGTAGATATTTTATATCATTTGCAAATGATGCAGTTTTACCCGCGGATCGCCACATTACTTTTAACTGTTGACGTACACTTCGTATTTCTTGGGCTAAAGCTGTTTGTTCACGCGTGGTGTCACTTAGTGTTAATACCGCTGCTTCTAGTGCACCGACGTATTGAGTGCGTAATCGTCGTTCTTTAACTGTATCAAATGCCTTAAAAGAAGTACCCTCTAAATTTTGATAATTTACAACTGATTTTCTCATTTGATATATTAACGTACGTATTGTATCAATCATATCAAGATTAGCTCGTTGTAAATTTTCACCAATCTCAGACCCACTTGATATAGTTTTACCTTTTCTAGTTTGACGTTGAGTATCTCTTATAGTTACAGTATTTAATCTATTTGTAAGATGGTTTACTTTACCACTAAGACGATCAATTTGCTTTTCAAGCACGCCTAAACCCGTCATTTTACCTGAAGTTCCAATACTAACTAATGTCTCATTAAGTTCTGTAAGTTGTTTATCAACACCAGTTAGTGCACGGCCTAATCGTCTTCCAGTTGTTTCATCAAACATCACGGTTAAAGCGGCCATACTCTTGGTAACGGTATCTAAGTCTGAACGCAGTCCACGCAAAGCTTGACGGGCTGGTTCTACATTTAAGGCAACTGTTTTTGTGATATTATCTGGCATAAGCAACTCCCCTAAAAACATCATCCACGGCGGCCGCAAGTAAACGCTCCGCCGCGGCGGTCATAACTTCTTCAGCAGCGGCTAAGGCTGCCGGTATAGCGTTATATGGCCCTGGATGTTGCAAAGGTACTCCCCATTTTGTAGCATCAGTTACTTCATTGATTAAAAAATGTTCAACATTAAAATTAAGTTGCATTTTACCGCCCTCTAAACCTGAATTGCCGGTAGTTGGACCGCTAAAAGGTACACCAACACTCGCGGCCAAATCTGCGATTTGGCCGCGAGATGCACCGGTGTAGAAAGGTACTTTTGCAAAAAATGCCTCAACAAAGGCAGCAGCAGCATCTTTCATGACGGCCGCGACTTCGGCATCATTGAGGCGAGAAGATTCGCCGTTTGACATGTCGCTGCCTCCTGTTGATCATGTTGAACAATTTGATAATATGCAATCACCAAAGCCTGCTCATGACTTGAAAGATCATCCCACGAGGTAGCATAACGGTTTAATTGTGGCGGCCGCAGACCCCAGGCAGCACAAGCTGCCCATGTTACATAGAGTTGGGTGCGTCCGCCTGGGACGCGAACTGTTCGCTCTGTTGTAGCGAAGTCATCAGTAAAAAACTTGCACGTGCTGTCTCCATCGCCCGTTCAGATAACGCATTCACTTCGTAAACCTTAGCCACAAACCGGTTATATTCAACCGTCGAGAGCCCCGCAGCCTTCAACTCAGTCTCGATGTTCTTCCACGTGGCTGGTTCAGTCGCCACTACGGTGTCCCACGTCAACTCATTCTCGGGGCAGTCGAGACTGACCATGATCATCCAATCCTGCCGCAGATCCAGCCACTTCTGAATCTGTGACTTGAATGTCGGGTCTTCCAGGTTCTCTTCGGTGTGCCCCTGCCTGAAGAGTTTTGGAGGAATCGGGCGTGCACAAAACTCTTCATACTTCTCGAATGAGTCAACGGCTTTGAGATGAAATATCAATTGACCTTTCGCTCGCGGAAAAACAATCACATCACGCGGAGGAAGGTTCACGTCTTGACCTGCAATTTTCATACCACTACTCCAAGGGAGGACCAAAAAAGGGGCGACAGGGACCACCCCTGCCGCCCCGAAAACGACTCAATAACGAATTAGTACGCCCGGCGTACGGACGTGATACCGGTCACATTACACTTGCCCGACATGCTTATCGTGGCACCTGCAACATCATGATTCATCCGTTCCACACGGAGGGTCGGGAACGGAGTAATCTCGTGGTTGATGCCAGAACACGGCGGAGCATAATCGACTTCCATGTCGATACAGTACGGCTCGCACGGGTCGGCAGATGTCGACTCCCAAGCTGCTGCTTCACCACGGTGCTCAATGACATCTTCCGGCGTGGGCACACCCGAGCCCGTTACGGCCGTCAAGAACTCGTAAACGCAGTCAAGCGACACATCAACGGGTACATCATCACCCTCAACCGCAGCGTCGAGCACACCACGATCCATCTGATACTCGATCTGAGCCGTCTCGTTCCAGGTAACGTTGCCGTCACCGATCTTGATGGACAAAGCTCGACCCAGAATCGTGATGTCAGCCGCAGCAACGGGCAACGTGTCAGCGGTTGCCAGAGCCGGTGTGATCGTAATCGAAACCGGCCGAGCCGCAAACGTGATCACCGCATCTTCAACCGGGACACCTGATGCCGTAGCGATTGCCGGCGTGAATGTGATCTCTGTGGTATCGCTACCCGTTTCCGACGTGGACACAACCGTGAACGTGAGCGAACTGCCAACGATCGTGAATGTCGTGCCTGCCGGAATTCGCCCGGTGATGCCGTCGACCGTAAGCGTCGTATCCAAATTTGCGGGCGTGTCATTCACGGCCCCAGTCGTATCATTCAATGTGACAGCCGTTACAGTATAAATCTGGTTAACACCGCTGACTGTAAAACGCACACCCAAAGGTATGGTTGTGGCCGTGGTAGGCGTTGCCGGAGTAAAAGAATCAATACCAAGAGTTGTTTCAGTATCAGCGGGCGTGGCCCCAGCGGCGACTTTCGCGGTTGCACGGAACCCGTCAAGAAAACGGACAGTGCAATAACGCAATCGAATCTTACTCACTAGAAGGCCCTCCGGGTCGGGGTAATAGTCGTAATTTTGCACTTACCAGCAACAGCTAAGCGAGACCCGCCGATGTCGTGATTGAGTGTCTCGTAACGGAATTCAGGGAAAATAATGATTTCATGATTAACGCCAGTACACGGCGGCGTGTGATCAAGTTCAACATTAACGGCGTATTTCTCACACGGGTCAGCACCAGCCGTTACCCAGCTGGCTGCTTCTCCACGTTGCTTCAACACATCTTCCGGCTGCGGGATGCCGGAACCCGTAACCGCCGTGATGAAGTCGTACTGGACATCAAAATTGAGCGAAACCGGAATGTCGTCACCAGGAGCCACGGTGCTTAACGTACCACGAAGCAATTCGTAGTCGTAGGCTCGTCCAACCTCCCAAGCAAACGTTCCTTCATTCACGCGGACATCGAGCGTCCGGCCTGTAAATGAGATTGCCGCGTCACCTGCTGGAATGCCGTCGGCAGTCGCAAGTGCGGGCGTGAAAGTGATCTGCGTCGTGTTCGGCGAACCTGACACCGCTGTTACCGTGTACACACGGTTTGCTCCCACAATGATGAACCGACTGCCGATGGCAATGATACCGGAAGTCGTCACAATCGTCAAGACGGTATCAAGATTAGCCGGAGTATCGTTCACGACTGCGGTGGCTACGAAACCGTCATAAAGACGAATATCGCAGTTACGTAGGCGAATTCGAGCCATGAATCATGTCTCCAAGAGAAATGTACAGGTTACATTAGCCTGTTGAATTGTCTTTTCAGGGTTAACATACTCAAAATCAGCAACGACCACGGAGCCATTCTGTACCAAACAGCCAACCCCCGCGACGGAAATTGATAATGCTAGCAATATATCGTGAATTTGATATGCTAAATCAATATAGGTATAAATATTCGATCCCGCAGACGGGATGGTGATCACATTGATATTAAGTCGCAACTGCGAATCGCCTGTTTCTGGTGTATCGGGTCCGTTGTAACGCAGTTCGACGTATTGACTGTGAGGATGGACCGGGACCTCTCCAGTGACCAAAGCAGGCGTTGGTGCTAACGCCTGCTTTAGATAGTTATTCAGTGCTGCTCGACACTGCGACAGTCGGTGTAAACTCATGTCGTACCTCCGCGTAGTGAGCAGCAGGACCAGCAGCTTTGGCTGCAACAATAGCATACATATCAAATTGATGAACTTTAAGCACTTTGTATGCTAAGGTTCCGCAGATAATCTCAGTTTCGGTCGTCACTATTTGGTCTGTGATGAACCACGCGTCAGCAACGACAACTTCAGACGGGAGTTGACCTAAAGCTTGGTAGGGGACGTGTCCAGCGGTCCCAGTCCATTTGGTTTCAGTAACGCCTACTTCTCCAGTCAAAGCATTGACTGTACGGGACCGCGTTATAAGCGTGACTTCTTTCCCATATCTGCGGAACAAAGCATAAAGTTGTGTTCTCATGAAAAGTAAAATAACACATAGAAGAAGACCACATCGAGAATAAATATCAAAGTGAAGCCTGGCGTCCACACGTAGTTACGTGAATACGTGTTGCATGATGGCCGCAATAAGTGCCCCCATGACAATCCAAAAAATTCGTGTATAAACTGACACAGCTCGTGAAAGCCTGTCCACTTCCATCTTAAGGCCGACATGATCGTTGTCTCCCTCCACGCATACAAGTACACGGTCGAGTTTCGAGTGGAGATTTTTGAGCTCGGCGTCGTGAAGAGCACAGTTCGGAAACACCGCTTCCTGATCCATTGGTACTCCTTAGGTGGCAGGCGGCCAGCCGCAGGTGTCCCTGCGGCTGGCTCGCCAATTGTTGGAGGTCACTGCCTTGGTTAGGTTGATGGCACCTGCCACCTACCGCCTGTCGTCCGAGACTAGGACAAGACCATGATACCGAGTTCGGTATCCAACACCTTCACGCCGGCCAGGAAGTCGAGCGTAATACGATGCTTCTGCGTCTCACCATCGTACGTGATAACGGTACGCAGAGGGATGCTTTCCCAGTTGACCACTGCCGACAGGGCACCCGCCCGAGGAGCCGCCAAAGGTCGCAAAGCCAACGTCATGCAGTTCCGGTGGTAGCCGAAATTGATACCGCCGCCCGCGGGACCTAGGTGAATGATGTCGTCGTTCGAAATCGCGGCGGCCAGAGGTCGGTCCAGCAAGATGCTGGTCGTTCCGTTCGTCTGAACCACCATGTACTTCGTCGCCGACGCCCCGATTGACAACATCTGACCAACCTGAACCGTCTGGGCCGTGATGCCGTCGATTGCAATTGCCGTGGAATGGCCTGCGGCATAACCCGCAACCAAATTGACGGCACCGTCGTGGCCATAAACGGTGATCACGGCATCGTCTACCACGGCTGCCACTAGTCCTGGGCTGATCGTGATCGACGTAGGTGTCGCATTGTTGACCGTCAAACACTGGTAGACGTTGCCGCCAATGCTGATGTAGTCGTACGCCAATAACTCGCTGGCACCAAACGCATCCACCGCCAACGTTGTGGCACCAATCGGGTAGCCCGCACCGTTGTTGATGGCACCGGGAACATCCATCGTGCCCGCCAGCAGTGCCGGCGTGTTTTGGCTCATGTAGGTATTCCACCCCTGCTTGGTGCCCAGGTAGCCTCGAACAAGGCCGGCCACGTCGCCACGCTGATCAGCTTGCGTGAAAATCGCATTCTGCATCATCAAGGCGTCCGCCGAATGTCCAAGAGCAAGCCACCGATTTCCGTCGTCGGGGATCAAGTTACCGTTGGCCACGCCGCGAGCAGTTGCCAGCAAAGCGTTACCGTTGGAACTCGACAGGCCGCCCAGGGTGCCAGCTTGGTTCGCAATGAACTGATACACCTGGCCCAAACAGATCTGATCGACCATTCGGGCCAACGAGATCGCCGCAGGACGCAGGAAGTAGTTGATCAAGTCCGTCATCGCCAGCGTGATGTCCGAGTCGTCCAACAGGAAAGACGTGTACACATGCTGGTTCAGTACGACAGGGATGTTGGTGGTCACCGCGTCTTGAGCGACAACCACGCCGCCGTAGTTCTTGCGACCTGCCGTGAAGTTTGACGGCTGCCGCGTATTGACCGTGTCGCCGAAGCGTGCAAACTCATCCTCGAAATCGCGATTGATGGTCCGGGCGATCTGCATGTTCTCGACAAGCAGAGCAACGCCCTCACGCGACCACAGTTCGGGAATCAAGGCATCGACGTTATTTGCACGAGCCAGACGACGAGTAGTCTTGAGATACGTTCTCATGGAAGAAATTCCCTTAGGGTTTTAGGCCGAGAGCGGTTGGATTCTCTTTTCGTAACCGCATGTAATCAGCCTGTGACATGTTTTTGAGATCAGGAGTTCCGGCTGAACCACCACCCCCAGCACTTCCCGTACCGGATTTGGCTCCAGCCACAAATAACGCAGCGAAATCATCCAGCTTACGCAACTGAGCAACTGCATCAACAGGCGAAAGTCGCAATTGCTTTTTCTTATCATCCCCATCAGGTACTGTAAGATCAACCTTGTAATCCATCTGCGACGTTGGTTTGCCTTCGCCGTCGACAACGGGAACACGCACCAAATTCTGACGCAAAAACGCAGAAACAACTGCGGTTGCTCCTGGCCGGACACCGTTCACGTTCATGGCGGTATCAAGCTGTGTTTGAACTGCGAGATCGTCGTAACGCCGCCGTGCATCATCACGTTCAGCTGTTAATGCTGTCTTCTCTGTCGCCCACAGAGTCTCGCGTTCCTTAAGCGTTCGCTTTGCGAGTTCTTCTGTGGTCGACGTTTGAGCACGCAGGTCGCCGATCTGCTTTTCTAACGCAGCCCTATCTTCTGGCGTCAACCCATCACGCTTGAGTGCTTCAAGCTGTTGAAGGTGTTTCGCCTGTATTTCGCGTCGTTCACGGGCCAATGTGGCGTTCATTTCATCTTGAGTGAACGTACGAGGCTCACCAGAGCCAGCACCGGCCCCAGCACCACCTGCACCGCCACCCGCACCAGCCCCAGCCCCAGCACCACCCCCACCCCCAGCACCACCCCCACCCCCACCACCTGCACAGTCA